CCGCTTGGTCTGTTTGGATAGGTGCAATACACATCTTGATATAGTTTAACCCAAATGGGTTTGAGCCATCATCACTCGGCTCGGCTAAGTATAGTTCTCGGAATACGTGGTCGGGTAAATCCCGTTGCGCTTGCTCTATCTCCTCTTGTTTTAATATACCCGCTTCTACTGCGTGCCATGCTGTTATCTTATGGTACTCGTAGTCCTGTTCTCCGCTTTTAGCCTTTAGCCCTAACCTATACCCCCAATTTTTTTTACCCTTAGCGTTACCGATTAGTTTGCACTTACCATTAGTAGCTGTTAGTGTTGAACGCAAAGCAAACCAAGCCTCTTCTCTTGCCCTTGTGAACTCGTCAAACACACAGGCGTAAACATCATCACCATAAAGGTTATCGGGTTTCTCTGCTGACTTAAATTGAATTATTGCACCCGTTGGTAGGGTTAGCCTTAGCTTGCTTTCGTTGACTGTAAAGAAACCCCTAACCGTTACTTGTTTAATCATACGCCTGAAAGCTATCTCGGCTTGGCTGTATGTAGGTGCTACCCACCATACAGATTGATTAGTGGTGCATTGTAACGCTTGCTCAAACAACCAAATAATATGGCTTGCTGTTTTGCCCGACTTGGTTGATGCTTCGCATACGGTAAACCTTGCCTTGCTATCCAGTATAGCTTTTTGGTAATCTGTTAGCTTAGGTCTTTTGTAGGCTATCTTCACTATACATTACCATCTTTAAACCATTGTTTTGGGTAGGCTGTTTTACCGTTTTCGGCATAGCCATCTAAAGGTAAGCCCCATAAAACCCTAATCATCTTATCGTACATTCTCTCCCAAGTACGTTTATTTTCGGCTAATACATCTTCCATAGTTATTCTATATCGTAGCTACATTCACTTACAAGGTATTCAAACTGCCCTATGTCATAGGTTGGTGTTGTTATGGTGTTGCTTGCAACAAGGTTGCCCTCGTACCATATTTGCGTTGTTATGTAGCCAGGCGTGTTGTTATCCCCTATGCTATCGCAATCAATCGTGTATTTGCGGTAGGCTTGGATAGATAGGTCGGGGCTATCGGTTGTTTCTCCGTTATACACAAAAGTACTATCCCACCCCGTTGAGGTTATTACATCATCAATAGTTCCCATAGGCTTTATTCCTGTTTGAACGTTGGTTATTACTTTATAAACCACTTGCCCTTTGGGTATGGTCTTATCTTCTTTGCAGCCAACTAATAAGGCTAACATAATTATCAATAGTGTTTTCATTAGTCCAAGTTTAAAGTTACGGTTATCTCCCCCTCGTGTTGTACGGTTTGTTTGTCAACCCAACCCTCACGGGCTTTCAATTCAAATATTAAGCCAGTGCTATTACCCTCTCCATTCATTAGAGCATCAATCTTTGCAGCCCTTATTTTCTCTGTATGCCCTTTTATAATGTCAGAATAATCAGACTGTTGCCCGTAGTTACTCCAACATTCCCTTGTAATGCCTAAGTAGTTTATTAGCCCCTCCATAGTTGGTACACGGGGTTTAGATACCTTAACTACCGCACCGCTACCTACTGCCTGTTGAATTTTAAAGTCTAAGCAGTATTGATAATAGCTTTGTACTTCTTGTTCTAACTCCTCTGGGCTGTATGCTCTCGGTCTGCCTATTTTAAGCTTTGCTACCTCTCCGTTTTTTAGGGCTTTCTTGCTCGGATTGCGTTCCGTATTGTTTTTCATTTTCTTCGTATAGGTTTCTACCCATTCTTATTACTTGTTCTTTACAAGCGTTGCAACTCATATCGGTTGAAAAGCCTGTGTTTGTTTTAAGCCATTCTGCTAACCCGTTTAAGTCGTGGTTTGCTGTTACATAGAAGTTAGAGTAGTAAAACTCCCAAATATGTTTAAACGTCTTTAGTTGGTTAAATGTTTCTTGTGTCATAAGCGGTTATAGATTACAATTGATAATACTGCTGCTATTGCTGCGGTTAGTAATGCGTTAATTGGGTTAACGGTTGTTAGGTTGTATGCCAGGCAACTCCAAAAGGTTAGGCACTTGTTACAGCGTAACGGGTAGGGGATAAGGTAGTAACCTATTATATCCTTTAGCCATTGGTTAGCGTGAGCCATTTGCATTGAAACGACTATACCTATACAGGCAAAACCGATTATGTTAATAAGTAGTCCCATCTAATTTATGTATTTCAAATGCTGACTTGTTGTGAATAGCTGTGTAATCGTTGTAGTTGCCTATTGAGTGATGATAGTCCAATACGTTCCAATCATCGGGTAGAATATTCATTAGTGATGTGCTATGCTCATTGATAACCTTGTTTATACTATCCTGGTCTAAGAACGCACTATATGGGTAAATGTTTTTAGCCTTGTCAAATATCCATTTAAAGTTACGATGTACCACCCAGAAACCAGCATTGAAATATTTGTTTATGTCAACTCCCATATTGCGGCAATGCACTTGTAAGAACTCTGCCCAATACCTATCACGTACCGCATTGAACTTATCCTCTTTTATTAGGCTAAAGTCTATTGGTTTGTTTAAGCACCAATCGTTATCAAAGTACATTATCATTTCAGCATCAGGAAACATATCAAAAAAAAATAGCTTGTTATGGCATATTGCTGTAAACTTTTCAGTAAACTGCCTATTGCTATAATACTCACTAACTATATTGGCTTTTAGCCCGGTAAACCTTTCTACTCTTTCGGCTGCACCTTGAGCATACTTATAGTTCTGCTCGTCCATTCCCATTGTTACTGCTGTAATCTTCATATTAGTTTATGGTAAATCTTTTCGTTTGCTTCTACTAATGCTTTGTACTCATCAGCATCTATGCTACTTCTGAATGCTGTTTCGCTGTTATGGTGTTCAGGCAATTCGTTAGCCCACTTCATATGATAGTCGTATGCATATATGTAATCGGTTACATCTGCCAAAGATATGTATTTATGTTCTTGCTTACCTGTGCGGTATATGCGTTCCGTTAGTTCGCAATGTTCATATCCGTATATTTCAAACTGTTCGTTAAAGTAAACCTCTCCAAGTCGTTCAACATCAAAGTATAAAAGGCAACCAAATACGCTATCGGTTACTATTACGTTTCCAATTGTATCTAATATCTTAACCTCTAATCCTTTTATCGGTATAAAGTTAAGGTGAGGGTAGCCACTATTAATAAACTTGTCAGTCCAGTTGTAGTCCTTAGGAAAGCAATCATCATCAAATAAAAAGATATGCGTACAGCCCTGCTCATAAAGATATTTAAGGCATTTGTTTTTTGCCTTTGCTACCCCTATACGTTCTGTTCCGCAGTTATCGGTATATGGTACATCGCTGCAATCTTCATAGATAGCAAGTACATAGTCAGATGTATATTGGGCTACGTGCTTTATGCAAGTTTGGTAAACCTCTCTACGGTTTCTTGTCGTTATGCCTATACCTATTTTCATTTTGCTATTTCGTAACTTGTTTTAACTATATAGATTTCGGCTTCTTCTTTTGTTTTAAAGACGTTGTTTTGGCTCTTGTTCAGTACATCAATAGGGTGGTTATCCCATACGTGCCTACGCACTTTGCGTTTGCCGTTATCGTAAAACACACTCCAGTATGTTGAGCCTAATTCCATTTACAATGCCTTTAATACGTTGTACCTTTTTTTGTTTACTACTGATATGTGATATCTTTCTTTTACTTCTTTGCTTAGGTTGTCGGCTAAATACTTTCCATAGTCAGGTTCGTTAATCAACTTACGCATAGCCTTGTACCAATCTTTATGGTTTTTATTCTTATCAATCGCAATGCAATTTACGCCATTTTTTATTAAGTCGCTATATGGTTTAATATCAGATACTATACAGGCTTTGTTCATAAAACCCGCCTCAATCATTTTTAACTCTGACTTGCAGTTGTTAAAGGTGTTATCATTTAGCGGAACGATACAAGCTTCTAAATGGTTATACCCTAAAGCATAGTTATAAACATCGGTAGCATATACCCTCTCATAATCTTTACCCCTACCCCTGTCCGTAAACACTTGTTCAAATCTTCCGTACTCCGGGCTTTCATCATTATACCCAAACAGCTTAACAGTAAACCTACCTTGCAAGTCTTTGTCAGTGTGTAGCTGTTTAAATCCCTCTGCCATTAATACAACGTCTTCCCAATGGCATACGCCACCCATATAACCTATTCGGTACTTATCCCCTGGTGCATAGTTAGGTTGGAACTGCGGGTATATTTCGGGGTAGATAGCGTTGGGTAATACCTCTACATTATCGTTTAGCTTGCTTATCTTCTCGGCTAAAAGTGCGTTTGTAGTTGTAACAAGGTCGGCATACTTTATGCTTTCAATTATCTTTTCAGCTACACCGTGTACTCTGTATTGTGCTTTAAGAACGTGAAAGGTAGATAGCACCCAGTAGTCATCAATGTCAAGAATAATCTTTACTCCTAATGTTCTTAGTTGGTCTGCTATCAGCTTTATGTTTTTAACATCGTTATGGTGTTCAAACTCCCTTGAAAAAATTACCGCATCAAACTGTTGCAACACCTCGTTAGGCATACCGTTAATAGTATTACACCTCCCGTACTCTATATCGGTTGTTTGAGTTAGGTGCTGATATGGCATCTCTAACCTGTAATAGTTACTTCCCGACTTGCTTAACTCTACTCCTAATACTTTCATTTCAGTTTGTCCTTTATGCGTTTAATGTGGTTGCCTATTGTGCGGTAAGGTATGTTGGTTTCCTCTGATAGTTTGCGGTAACTACCCGACTTTATATACTCCAGTAACATTCGCTTTTCAAAGTTAGGCAAGTCGTTAATGTTTCCCTCTACCCGGCTAACCTCTACATCTAACTCAAAATTGTACGTTTCATTTATTACTTCTATGTTGTCAATAGTTTCAAACTGCTTTTTATTCCGATGCCTTAGCTTCCACTCAATCATTATAAGCCTTACAATATACCACCTTAAATAGTTGTTATGGTATATCTCTAACAACCTGTGTTCTGGTATTTCGCATAGCTTGTATATAACGTGGCAATAGAACTCTTTAGCATCAACTCCCCTGCAAATATTGTCGCACGTTGCTTTAACGTCTTTGTCTTTAGCAATATGTTCTAACAGGGCTTGACGTGTCATTATTACAAAGATATGCGTTTACTCACAATAGTTTGCAGTTGTTCTTTGGTAATTACATTATCGTGCGCTAAGTTATGACATACCCTGCAAAGTGCAATAAGGTTGCTAACGTGGTCTTGTTCTGCCTTTCTTTTGCTGCCAAACTTTGAACGGGGTATTATGTGGTGTATATCTACCGATGTAGCAGAACATACCTCACAGGCTATCCACATTCCAGGTATATAGCCTAATGCTTTATGGTAGTTAATTATATGGGGTTGCATTACCTGTCGTATTTAAAAGTTAAAACTATTCCCACTACAAAACCTACTATTGCCAATCCGCTAAGAACGAATATAATTAGTGCAGAAAGTGTATCGGTAAAGCGTGTTCCTATCAGGGCAAGTATTCCACCTAATATTGCTAAGGCAAACACCTTATCCCAAAGAGATTTTTTTATCCAGTCTTTCATTAGTTCCTTTGTTTAAACTGTTGATAGATTTGTTTTATTGTATAATCTTGTAGTGTTGCTACGTGCCTGTAAAGCCCATTATGAACATATACAAAGTTTTCATTCAACAACTCGGCAAACTCTACCGCTTCTTGCTCTGCGTGTTCTTGCTCACACTCTGTTGTATCAATAGGCTGAATAAGGTTGTAGTGCTTTAGCCTTGCATCTATTTGAGCTATTAAGTTTAAATCTTCGTTACTTAGTGTCATGGTGTTTGTTTTAAAGGGTTACTTGGTTAGCTTTTCCTTTATAGCTTGCTCCACAAATGCGGTTATGGTTACCCCGGTTGCTTTCTTGCGTTCCTTTATTTGGGTTAACAAGTCCTTTGATACTTTTACGCTTTCTTTCATATTGCGATATTACCACTTTTTACTACCACCTCCAAACATCATTTTCGCTTTTGACTTAATCGCTTGGTGGTTAGGGGGTTAGAATGTAACTAAAGATATGTGATATTACTTTTATAGTCCACCCGTTGCCAAGCATTTTATATCGTTGAGTATCGCTAACGTGGGCTGTGTAGCTATCGGGTACGAGTTGCAGGCGCTCGCACTCGGTAGGGGTTAGGCGGCGTATGCGGCCTGTTAAAGCATAGATTTTACTTACACTATCCATATACTCGCTTGAGCTGCCCATACGGCCTTGTGCCAATGTTAGTGTATTGGCTTTATCAGTATTTACATTAGGTTTAAATTTGTTTTTTTGATTTTCATTGAGCATTACCAAATTATCTTTTTGTACGCTTGTTAAGGTATTGGTTTTGCCATCGTTCCTTGGTTCAATACATTGCTCTGTTTCTACCCCCGCTATTCTACTTTTGTGGTTATCAACCGGCCTGCCACGCATAGCTACACAAAAAGGTTCTTCTTTAGATAAATTATAGTTTTTTTCTATTACATATTGATTATCTCGCCCTTGCTTATAATAACCTGCAGCTAAACAAAGGCTTTTATCGGATATGGTAAAACAATTTTCACCATTATTATATCTCTTTACTCTTTCTATCGTAGCATTTGATAAATAATACTTTTCTGCTACGTTGGTTTCTAATATATCTTTCAGCAGTATTCCACAATCTTTTGGTTGATTAATAATGCTTTCTTCAAAACCAAATAAGCCCTGTGGTTGCAGGCCTATGTTTGTCCAGTATAACCTATTTCTGTTTTGTGCAGAAACCAATGCGCTGTTTATCTGTATTGGCTTTACTCCCATTGTTTGCGTTATAACCCTTTCCCATTTTTCAGACATCAGCACATTTTCTAAAAGAAATTTTATGTTTGGGTTGATTTCTTTACACTCTTGCAGTATGCGTACATACTCCCAAAACAAGTAACTTTGCCCCTCAAACTCATATCCATCGGCTTTTAGTTGTAAGTAATGAGATAGTGTTAATATTTCTTGCTCATCTTTAGTAGCCATACCTTTTCGCTTGCCCGCAAAACTAAACGACTGACAAGGGCTTCCACCAATTAATAAGTCGTAGTGTTGATTTACGGTTACATTTACTACGCTGCCCAGTTGTACGGTGTCGGGCCAATTAGCTTTTGTTACTTTTATAGCGTGTTGGTCTATCTCGCTTGCGTGGTATTCTGTTACATTAATTCCCGCATCTGCTAAGGCTAATCTTCCGCACGACATTCCATCAAACAAACTTAATACTCTCATACCTTACCTTGTTTTATTAATCTCTAAAATAATGTAAAACAGCCTTTGTTCTACTGATTTTTTGGCTCTGTTGCAAATCATTAAATATCTGATTGCTGCTTCATTTTTTCTCAAAAAGTTTATCCACCCGTTTTCACTGGTATTGATTGACATTGCGTAGTCATAGTCTTTTTTTAGCTGCTCATGCTTTATCGTGGTTAGGTCGGACGTGTTGCCAATTTTTTGTCTTAGCAACTCACCTCTGCCCTTTACAATCGTTCCTACAAATGCGGGTATTTCTTTCTTTAAGTCCATTAAAATGGGTTATCATCAAAGTTAGTATTAGCTTTTAGTGGCTCGGTAAAATCTTTAACCTGCCTGTTTTCCTGATAGTCGGCAAACCTCTGCTTTGCCCCGTTAAAAGATAAACGAATTGAGCCTAATACCCCGTTCCTGTGTTTGGCAAATATCAACTCTGCATAGTCTTCGGTATATTCAAACCCGCTACCATCGTGAGTAATGCCGTAGTAACTCGGTCTCCAGGGGAATACCACTACATCGGCATCTTGTTCTATACTTCCGCTATCACGCAGGTCAGATAGTACAGGGCGTTTTTGTCCCCCTCGTTTCTCTACATCTCTACTAAGTTGGCTTAGTGCTATAACAGGCACGTGCAACTCCTTTGCCATTAGTTTTAGGTTGCGGGTTATATGGCTTACCCTTGCATTGGCATCGGCATAGCTTCCCATCTCTGGTGCGCTGATTAGTTGGATATAATCAATAACTATCAAACCAAGCCCGTATTCGCTTTTAATCTTTGCAGCCTTATTCCATATCCCCAATACGGTAGTTTGTGCGCTATCATCAATATAAAGGGGCAAATTTTCAATTCTGCCGAGTGCTACGTTAATGCTCTGCCTTTCCGCTTCTGTTGTTTTGGCTTTTTGTACTTTACTAAATTCTATGTTAGCCTCATCAGCTACTAACCTCTGCATAAGTTCTACGCTACTCATTTCCAAACTAAAAAAAGCGGTTGGTTGGTTGTTCTTTGCGGCTTCTTTTGCGTTGTTTAATGCCAGGACTGACTTACCCATACTTGGTCGGGCTGCTATTATAATCAGGTTTCCTTTCTGCCAACCGTTAGTGTGTTGGTCTAATGCGCTTATGTTTACCGATACCCCCAAGTTCTTACCGCTTGCCATTTCCTCAAAGGCTTTGGCTTCCTCACCTATTAAATCCTTAAAGGTTTTTAGGTTATCTTTTGCCGATACTAAGGAAACGGATATGCTCTTAACCTTACCCTCTGCCTCATCAATGGCATCAAAACAATCCTTGTTATCATCATACCCAACCTTAGCCATATCGTAACCCACTTCAATTAGTTTTCTTTGCAGGGCTTTTTGCCTTAGTATAGCAGCGTGGCTTTGTATGTTTCCCGTTCCACCCACCCGGTTAGTTAGTTGCGCTATGTAAAGAACGCCACCTACAAACTCTAACATCTTATTTGCCCTTAGCTTATTGGTTACGGTAACAATATCGTAAGGCTGTTGGCTTTGGTAGAGTTCCAAGATAGCGTTGTAAATTTCTATGTGAGGTGCATAATAAAACGTATTCGCATCAAGAAACTGCTCTGCCTTAGCCATTGTACCCGCTTCAAGCATTATGCTGCCTAACACAACCTTTTCGAGTTCTACGTCCTGCGGGGGTACATTGCCCTCAAAGTCGGTAAAGCTAATATACTTGGTATCTTTTCTTTTCATTAGTCTAAGAATTTAACAGGTACGTGAGTTGAAACTACATCTTTATCAATAACCCATCTCCGGGCTGCGGCTTGCCAGTTCTTCATTGGTGTTTTACCTACTAACCAACCTTTGCTCTCGTAATAATCAACAAAGCTATTAGCTTCGGCTTGTACTTTTGTTTTGTCGGGGGTTACGTTTTTTTCTAATAAGTGTTTAAAAATAAAGTTACCAACCTCGTTCCAAGTAGGCTTTGTAAAAGCCGCCACTTTTTCTTTATTACTTTCTTTATTCTCTTTACTTATCTTCTCTTTACTTATATGCATACCATTCGCATTGCGTTCGCTATGCGTTCGCATTGCGTTCGCATCGGTTTTATTCCACCTCTTATCTGCGCTTTCCCTTGCTGTTATTGACTTTCTTAGTCTTTTCTCTCTTACTATTTCTAACCTTTCATTTTGTAGCGTTCCGTTGGAATTTTCAAAAAACTTTTCACTCAACATATCGGTGTGCCAACATTGGTTAAATTTTCTTTCAGAAACTAAAGAAATACGAGCCAATTTTTTAAGGTCGTTAGGCAATCCCTCTGGCATATTCCAAAGTTTTGCAAGCAACCTAATGTATATTCCAACTGTTTCAGGTAGCATATCAGCAGTACCCGAATAAAACTTATCAGCGTAAAAGAGAAACGCCTGACTATCGTCCATTTCTTTAGCCATATCTAAAAAATATAAGCCCCTAACAAACAGATACAGTCAGTTGCAACGGGCATCACCTCCCTCTGACCGTACCCTGTTAGGGGTATATTGTTAATAGATAATTGCTTTTTCATTGGTGATGTAAAGAATGTGTTGCGGGTGCAATATACTAATTAATTTTTACTTATATACTATTTTTTATCGTAAAATTTTCTTTTATAGTATGCCAACATACCAGTTAATACAAACTCTTTATACGTTTTAGCTTTATCCCATTTGCCAAAAATTACATACATATCAGCTTGGTAAGAACTATAATGAAACCACTTGGGAAGTCTTGGCTGAAACGTATTATCGTAATACTCATTAAAAAGTTCTTGCAAGCCTTTAAAGTATTCTGCTCTAACATCATCTGTAAAGATTGGCTGACCTTTTATTTTTCTATCAAATGAATTTAATAGCTTATCTATAATAATCGGAGTGCCTTTGCTTGTCTTCTTATACCGGTTTATATTTTTACGTTTAAGAAAATTTTGCCGATATGTCCGTACATTAAAGTCCAACATTTTCTAAGTGTGTTTGAGCATCTTTAATATTAGCCATAAACTTACCGGCATCTAATTGAGTTGTTAGCACGTTGTTTGCTTGCTTTGCTAATGATGCCATTGCCTTAGCTTGTTCTACATTAATTTGTTTCTTGTCTAATTTCTCCATATTAGACTTAACAGTTTGATAAATAAATTCAAATTTCTCTTTCATAGTTTTCAATTTTAAAGTTAATAAAC